AGATATGCTGCAGAAACTCTCAAGGCAACTCTCAGACTATTTGGGGAACTCAATCACCCAGATATCGACTTTACCCCACACTACGGTATCGACAGAAATATCGGTATCGAGACTGGATTTACATTCTCGCCTGGTGGTGGAACCAATCCAGACGGAACCCCAGGTATTGTCACTACAAGATATCTACCTGATTATCCTGGTTCTGGTATCATCAAACTTGATGGTAAGGCTATTGGTCGTACCAATGCTCCTATCAACACCTCTGGTACATTCTTCATCGTTGGTATCAGAACTGATGTTCCTGATGATTATGATGGTCCTCTGGAAGTTGGTGCTAGTGAAAGGTTCATCCCTGCAACTGAAATTGGTGGTCCGTTTGATGACTTCACCTTCACTGGTGCTTCTGTCGATACATTCAATAGAGTCTTCGGATACTATGGTGATGACAGAGATCCTGGCACATCTGGTACTATCACAATCTCTACTGAAAAGAGAGAAACCAGAGAAAGAACGATTACTATCGAGGGTTCTGGTGGACTCTATCAGATCAGTGGAGCTGCATCCGACGAAGCAACAACATTCACCGAAGTTGGTTCTGGATCCCTCTACACAATGTCGGGTCTTGCAGAGTCTACTACTGCTGCAGAACTCGTTGCTGGAACTCAAACTCTGGTTGGAACGGCAGAAGAATCCTTCATTGCTCAGACTCCAGAAGAAACTGCAACAATTACGCTATCTGGAACAGGCGTTGCTCAACGCAGAGCAGAATACGATGGTTCTGGAACACTTACAGTATACAACACCGAAAAAGTTGTTACTGGAATCAGAGTTTCCCTCAAGGTATTTGGTTCCTTCAGTGTTCTCTCTGGTGCTGCGGAAGCAGTTGGAATCCCAGGAGCAGCAAGTTCTGTTCTTGTCGATATTGCTGGTGTTGCAGAAACAAGATACTTCCAAGTATTCCAAGACTTTGTTACTTCTGGAACTATCACACTATCTGGAGAACTTACTCATCCAGATATCGATTACACTCCAGCATACACTGGATCTGGATCCATCAATATTTCTGGAGAAACTGGAGTCAAGTTCCTCCCAACAGTTGTCTCCGTATTCGGACTATTCGTTATCAATGGAACTGCTGGAGAAAGATTTGTATCTTCCGAAGAAAATACAATTCTCTTCAACATCGACGGAGATGCTTCTACAAGAGAGATTGCAGTTTACCAAGACTTCATTCCTTCTGGTATTTCTACTTTCAGTGGCGCGGCCGCGACCAGAGAAATTGCGAATTACGGATATTATGGGGACGACAGAGATCCTGGAACTTCAGGAACTATTACACTTTCCAACACTTCTCTTGTTCATCCATTTGTCGATTACACTCCACATATTGGCAAGGACACATCGGTTCTCTTCCAAGTCGGTGGAGAGGTTGCAATCAGAAGAGTCTTCCCACCATATTCAGGTGCTGGATCGCTCTTCAAATACGACTCTTCGGACGAAGCATACGCAAGATCGACATATGTTGGAATCGGTCAAGTTAACTTCTTTAGTGCTGGTTTCACTGAGATTCTTAAATTTGAAGAGGGTAGAACCTACGTTGTCATTATTTAATGTATAAATAACTCAGAAGCATACCTTTCTTTGGCGAGATTTAAGCTATGACCAAGCAGGTACAATTTAGGAAGGGCACAACTGCGGAGCACTTTAACTTCACAGGAGCCCTGGCCGAGATTACCGTTGACACAGATAAAAACACAGCTGTTGTGCATGATGGCGCAACTCCTGGTGGTTTCGAGTTGGCGAAAGCAAGATGGACTTTTATTAGTGGAAACTATACTGCTGGTACTAACCAGAAGTATACGGTTGATTCTGTAAATTCACCCAGTGGATTTACTCTGACCCTACCTACCCCTCGTGCGGTTGGTGACTGGGTTTGGGTTGAAGACTTTTCAAACTTCTTAAGTATTCACCCTATAAATATAGCATCTAACTACGACTTTGAAAATGGTCACCTGGTTAGAGCTTCGTCTCCTTTTATTATGGACGTTTCTGGTGCATCTGTAACCTTTATTTGGAATGGAACTCTTTGGAAGATCTTCAACAATAGAGGAAGTTAAACATGGCATTAACCCTATCTAATTCAATTTCTGGTGAGTTTATCCCATCAGAATCATCTGGTTTTTTCGTATATGCTTTACGAAGAGATGAGAACAGCATGCTGCATTTTGCCAAGGTTAGTGCCGCAGGAACAGAAGTAGGCGAATTCTATCGTAATGATGGAACAGGTGTTCCAGAATTCGGTGATGGTATTGACTATGGAACATACGATGTCGGTGTCGGTAAAACCTCAGTTATCCGAAACGATATCGCTACTGTGAAAAAAGCCCTAGATGATCCGAATGATAAATATCAACAGATCCGCTTTGACAGAAGAAATCTGTACTATTACATTGATGAAGATGGATTTTTTGTAATCAGGTTTAACGGACCAGATTATGATTATAACACCATCGGACCTAAGTAATCATTAAAAAACCACCATAAGATAATTTACTAGGAGCAAAAATGGCTGAGTTTAGACTTGGAAGAGTAAAATTCAACTGGACAGGTAATTGGACGCCTTCCAAATCTTATCTGATTGACGATATCGCCAAGTTTGGTGGTAATACTTATGTGGCTACTATTAACCACACGTCAACAGCGAGTACCAGTGACTTTTACCAAAACGATCTAGGTAACTGGAACCTCCACATTGAAGGCCTCGAGCAACGAGGTGATTGGACGGCTGATACCTATTACCGTGTTAATGACCTCGTTACTTTTGGTAACGTAGTCTATCGTGTGACCCAAGCACACACCTCCGAAGGCACATTTATTGACAAAACGAAAGTTGTCAATTATGTAGCTGGATTTAACTCTGAGGGCGAGTGGAACCTCAGTGAAGAGTATCAGGCTGGTGACGTTGTTAATTACAACGGATCTTCTTATGTTGCTATCACAACATCCCAGGCTGGATTCAATCCCCCAGAATACTTAGGTGTTGGTAACTCAGACCCTAACGCAAAGTGGAGAATCCTTGCTGATGGTCTCGCTGGTGCTGCTGTAACCTATCAGGAAAGTACTTTCTATAGAGGCGATCTAACTCAGTATGGTGGTAACATCTATAGACACAGAATTGGTGTTACTACTAACGTATCTCCAACTCAGATTGGTGTTGGTAGTATTGCTCCAAATAGTTTTAATGGTACTGAAGTTTGGGATCTCCTAGTTAAAGGTTTCAACTTTGTTGGAAACTTCTCTACAACATTCACTTATCACCCAGGTCACGTAGCCAGATATGGATCTGACTCTTACCTGTCGGTTGGTTCTTCTCACGCCAACGTAGTTCCTACTGCTGGAATTGGAACGTTCTGGGAAGTACTTGCTTCTGGTGATTCCTCTGCCGCTCTTAATACTAAGGGTGACATTCTTACTTACAATGGTGGTAACCAAAGAATCGGTATTGGTTCTACTGGTTATGCTCTTGCAGTTCAGTCAAATGGACTACCTGGCTACGAGATTGTAGGTAACCAAACAAGAATTTACTATGTTGACTCTGAGGACGGAGTTGACACAAACAACGGTCTTGCACCTAACCTTGCATTTAAGACTATTAAAAAGGCCTGTCAGGCTGCACGTCCTACAAAGGCCGTTACTGGAATGAACTACACAGCACCTACTGGTGTTGCTACGGTTACAGTTCCTGGTCACGGACTACAGAACACTGGAACGTTTATTCAGTTGGCAGACATTCAGTTTGAGTGTCTATCTGGAGGTAACGTATTCAACGTTCTGGGTATGGTTTATAACAAGGTCGTCGGCCTTGCAACCATCACCGCTATTGGTCTTGGTGCTGCTCCTGAAGTTGGAATCGGTGCTACCGTTAGAATTAGAAATCTACAAGTTCAGTATACTGGATCTGCAAGATTTGCTCACCAATTCAAGAGTGCAGACACTGGTGCCGTTATTTCTGGTGGTACATATTCTCACCAATTCATTACTTGTGCCGCTAACGGCATTCAAATCGTTGGTGGTTCTACAGTAACTCCAACTGGTGCGACATACGATCCATCAAACGGTAACTTTGTTATCACTCTGACTGGTCACTCACTATCTACTTCTGACCAGATTATCATCGCTGATAACGCATTCACCTTCACTTGTGTGATGGATGGTAGTGTCTCTCAGAAGACATATCCTCGCCCAGGAAAGGATAGTGCTGCTGGTGGAACAACTCTGAACATTACTGGAACAACCACAAATACCATTACGGTTAACGTTGGTCCTTCTCCACAGGTTCTATACACTCCAACTGCTGCTACATATAACGAGAACACTGGTGACATGACTCTCACCATTGGTGTTCACAACCTAACTGTTGGAACAGCTATTAAACTTGCTAACGATAGTTTAGTCTTCCGTTGTTCTATGGACGGTTACACAACCGACCACACTTATCCAAGAGCGACTGACCCATATTATGATACCGCTATTAACATTACTGCGGTAACCGCCAACACAATTACTGTTAATGTTGGTGCTGCATCTGATAACACAACAATTACTGGTAAGTTCCCTGCTGTACATACACAAGGTACATATCAGTTCAACGTACAGGCAATCCCCGACTCCAACTCTGTTGTTCTTAACGTCGGTGTTTCTACTACAGATTACCTCTACGTTCAGTCTGGTACTGCATTCGTTGGTGTTACAACAACCAAGTATCCTGACAAAGTATCTAAGTCTTACTTTGAGGTTCTTGAAATTCCTGATACAGATAACATCAAGATCAACGTTGGTATCTCCACAATCAACCACACATATGTTGAAGGTGGTACACTAACTGACCTGACTCCTGCTATCCTGAAACTATCTGCTTCTCAGTTCTATGAGCAGCTACCAATCGTTGTTCCTCCATACACTTCGATTATTGGTAACTCTCTGAGAGGTACACAGGTTCTACCTGCTGCTGGAACATCTGATGATGGTACTACACCAAACAACAGATCCCACATGTTCAAGATGTCTGACGCTACAACGCTTCAGGCACTATCCATGAAGGGTATGGAAGGATTCACATATGATCCACAGGCACCTTTCCAACTTGATAATTCCAACATCAGAACTGGTATTGGTACAACCGCTGCTGGTATCTACGTTTCCTTGAATAAGGATTCACCAATTAACGATAAGTCTCCTTACGTTAAGGATTGTACCGCATTCTCTGATAATGCTACTGAATCTGGAAGATTTGGTGGTGGTGCGGTCGGTGTATTCATCGACGGTGGTGTACATAGTGAAGGTGCGAAGTCGATGGTATTCGACTCCTTCACGCACGTTGCATCTGATGGTGCTGGTTACGTTCTTGATAGAAGTGCAATTGCTGAGATCGTTTCCTGCTTCACCTACTATGCTAAGTGGGGTTACTACTCTGGTGGTGGTTCCAGAATTCGTGGAGTTGGTGGTAACAACTCTTACGGTGACTACGGTGTTATCTCCTCTGGATTCTCTACAGAAGAGTCTCCAAGAAGTGCAAGACTCTTTGGTTCTCTAATGAGTGTCCAAGGTGCTACTAAGGCTGGAACACTGGCAATCGGTTCTACAATGTTCGGTCAGACCTCTAAGGCTGCTGCTTGGATGTTGAATGATCAAATCGCTGCTGATAAGATCTACTTCAAGTATCAACCTGGTTATGGTTCTGTCGGTCTTGGAACTACTGGATTCACCGATGGTGAAATCGTCTGGTTCGGTGCTGGTGCTGACTCCTCTGCTGGTGTCGGTTCTATCACGATGTCGGGTGTAACATCCTCCATTAGTGGTCAGAAGGGTACAATCCTTGAGGTTGATGCCACTTCTGGAACCCTACTGGTTGGTGACTCTATTGGATTCACTACCACTGCTTACGGTGATGAAGAGAGATTCTACATCATCAACACAATTACTAACGTCGCCTCTGCGGCAACGTTCAGTAACCTCAGTGGTGGAAACACAGTTTACAATAACCGTGCTACGTTGACAATCTCTCCAGAGAAGTCTATCGGAACATGGGATACTAGAGAGAATAATGCTGGTGGATCTGGACTATCGATTAGAACCCTGTTCTCGCAGGTACGTCTAACTGGTCACGACTTCTTGAGTGTTGGTACTGGTAACAAGACTGAAACTGGTTATCCAAACGTTGACCAAACGGCCATCATTCAGGGTAATGAAACAAATACCTTCGGATCTGGTAAAGTATTCTTCGTCTCTACTGACCAAGGTGGTAACTTCAGAGTTGGTGAGTTCTTCTCCGTTGACCAGTTGACTGGTCGTGCAACTCTTGACGCCTCCGCGTTCAACCTGTCTGGTTTGACAGAACTGAGACTGGGTGCTATCGGTGGTCAGGTCGGTGAGGCTATTAACGAGTTCTCCTCCGATCCATTCCTATCTGGTAACTCCAACAGTGCATGTCCTACTGAATTCGCAGTTAAGGGATTCGTTACTCGCGGATCCATGGGCGTCGGGGCGATGACACCTCCTGTAGGTACAACCGCTCAAAGACCAGGTGGAGTCGATGAAGACTTCAACACTGGTGCTCTAAGATTCAACACCGATATCGGTGCTCTTGAGTACTATGATGGAACTGCTTGGGTACAACCTGGTAAGTTGACCTACAGTACTGTTACTTCCAATATCAATGCTATTGCAAGTAACGTTTACTTCGTCGATACAACTGGTGGACAGAGAGAACTTACTCTTCCTGCTAACCCAAATATCGGTGATGAGATTGCATTCTATGACGTTGCTAAGACGTTTGATTCAAATAACCTCGTCGTTAACCGCAACGGCAGACCATTGCAGGGTGATACCTCTAACTTGGTAGTTTCCACTGAAGGCGCCGCGTTCTCGCTCGTCTACTCTGGTAGTACTTACGGATGGAGAATCTTCTCTATCTGATATTTGATCCTTCTCTATATTATGATTCTGTTTTTCAATCTATTCCAGCAAAGGATCGTAAATGGCAAACTATAGATCATATCGACAAATCCCAGGGGCGAGAGTCCCTGATGGTTCAATCACAAAAGCAAAACTTGTCGCGGGGGTTGGTCCAACCCTCTGCGTCAAGTGGATTCACGGAGCTCCTAACTCTGTGTGTACTAATGGATGTTGTTGTAATTGGCAAGTTCCATCAGGTGTAGAAAAGATTACATGGGAACTTTGGGGTTCTGGTGGTAATGGTCACGGTGTCTGCATGTGTAACAGATGCCAACACTTTAGAGGAGCAAGTGGAGGTTCATACAATACTAAGACAATCACCACTTCTGGTGGTTGTTCATATACTGTATGTGCTGGTGCTCCATACAGATGTTGTTCTAGAAACTGTAACGGATGTAGTGGATGTTCTTCCTACGCCAACGGTTATAACCTAAGTAACTTCTGTGCTATTGGTGGTGCAAGAGGTTGCGCTAACAGTGACTGGTCTGTTGTTTGTAGTTCAATTAATTTTTGTTGTATCGCACCTGGTAATAACGGGGGCGATTTTGCCATGGCTCCACACCAGGCTAAATTCTCAGGTCATTGGAACTGTCACTGTACAGGAAACGTTGCACACAGTTGTTCCTCTGGTGCTCCATTCCTTGCAGTGGGTACAGAACAACAACTTGAACAGTGCTGGATCCGTTGCGGTTGCTGGACCGTACCGTATGCCGCAGGTGGTCAAGGTGCAATGACTACATATTGTGGTAGTGGTCACTGTGGACAAGGTGGCCAGGGTGGAACTGGTCTCGTCAAAATCACATATCTATAAGGAGATTGGGAGCAAATGGCTAATTACGCTTCATATAAAAAGATCAATGGAGACCAGATTGAAAGCGGTACTCTAGGTGCTGGTAAGTTTAGTGAATCTCCTACCTCTGGATATGGGGTTAAGTGGTTCCACGGATCGCCTGGTGCATGTACATCAGGATGTTGCTGTAACTGGACTGTACCTGCTAACATCGGTAAACTTTGGATTCAGGCCTGGGGAGCGGGTGGTAATGGTTCAGGATCATGTTCCTGTAATAGATGTATTCACTTTATGGGTTCTGGTGGAGGATTCTTTAACTCCAAAATGATTAGCACCAATGGTGGTTGCCAATACACGGTATGTGCTGCTGGTGTTTATCCTTGTTACTCCAGACAGTGTGAAGGATGTATTGGTTGTTCTTCATATGTAAATGGATACAACCTAAGTAACTTCTGTGCTATCGGTGGTTGCCGAGGAATGTATAACACTAGTTGGTCTACTGGTTGTAATGCTGCATGGGGTTGCTGCAGATCACCAGGGCAAAATGGTGGTGATTTGACATTAGGTTCTATGAATGGTATCTGGTCTGTTGCTAGACACGATACTTATAGAGGATGGTGTCACTGTTATCCCCAAGGACAAGCTCCCCAAGGTGCTCCTTTCATCGGTACACATGTTCACCAGACAATTAGAAACTGCTGGATTCGTTGTGGTTGCTGGAGCGTTCCTTATGGTCACGGCGGACAAAATGCTATGACAACATATTGTGGTAATGGTCACTGTGGTCAAGGTGGTACTGGCGGCGGTGGACTAGTTAAGATCACTTATTTCTAAATCTAAAGAGGACCCTAATGGCCAATTATAATTCTTACAAACAGATTTCTAATTCCCAGATTGATGATGGGACGATCACAACTACCCAGCTGCAAACTGGTGCTTTCAGTAACTGGTGTGTAAAGTGGTTCTATGGATCACCTAATGCATGTCAGAGTGGATGCTGTTGTAATTGGACGGTTCCTGTAGGTGTTCAAAGAGCTACTTGGGAACTCTGGGGTGCTGGCGGTAACGGACATGGACAGTGTTCGTGTAGTAGATGTGGAAACTGGTCTGGTGCTCAGGGTGGTTACTACAATACTAAGACAATCACCACCAAGGGAGGTTGTTCATATAGTGTATGTGCTGCTGGTGTCTATCCATGTTATTCCAGAAACTGTACTGGATGTAGTGGATGTTCTTCTTATGTAAATGGATATAATCTAAGTGGATTCTGTGCCATTGGAGGACACCCTGGATGTTACAGTAATAATTGGGCTGAGTCCTGTTTCTCCACTCAAGGAAGATGTTGTATGTCTCCTGGAGCTGCTGGTGGTGATTTTGCAATGGGTAACCACCAAGGTGCTGCTCTAAGATATGATGGATTCAACTGTCACTGTTTCTACAACGAAGCTGTTCCAACGGGTGCTCCTTTCATTGGAACTCTAGGTGTTGCTTACGGTGTCAGACAGTGTTGGATTCGTTGCGGTTGCTGGACCGTTCCTTATGGACATGGTGGTCAAGGTGCTATCGGATCTTATTGTGGATCTTCCTGTTGTGGTCAGGGTGGAACTGGCGGAGGCGGACTTGTTAAGGTTACATACGTCTAAGAAATATTCAGAAATATTTGAAGGGGGGTTTATACGACCCCCTTTTTAATGGAAAATTATAAATAATACCGAAGGAACGAAACCTGAACAAAATGGCAACAAAAATTATTTCACACAAGTGGAAGCTAAAACTTCCAAACAGCTTCCTTGTAGATCACTCTTTTAGTGATGGTAAGGAAAGAGAATGCACCTATGATGGTCCCGATAAAATCTATCTACAAATTGGTGCAGATGGTAGAGAGCATTATGGTCCTCTAACAGAGGATGATATTGCAGATGGTCGTCCAAAACCAGTAGACGTTGAAGAATGGTTTGAGGTAGATTGTGCTGCTTCTGATCTTAACGCTCTCATTTGTCAACTCAGAGGTCCTGTGATTGACGAGAGAGAAGAAGAAAGAGGAACTGGTGATTATTGGCACCCTGGAAGTCCAGATCTAGGTACTGACTACGCTAGACTAGGATATTCTCTACCACTTATGGCAGATGATGTCTATGATATCGATTCACTTAAAGTAGAAGGTGGTAAAATTACCATCTCTGCATTTACTGCCAGACAGAAAATCAACGGTGCTGACAAAGACAAGACTTGGGATGATGTTAGAGAGCAGAGAAATTCAATGCTATCTAATTCTGACGGAGATATCGCAGAGGATATGCCTGAAGATATGAAGACCAAACTCAAAGCATGGAGACAGAGGTTGAGAGACTTCCCTAAAACTATGCAAGATAATGGTGTTGAACCAAACGTTGCGTCAATGATGATGCCTAACAGTCCTCTACACGTAGATCCACCTGCTGATCCAGGAACAGACGGTAAGAGTGGCGAGGCAGCAGATGCTTGGGCACCTCCTGGATAATCCGATATATAGTATATCGATTTATAGATGACCGAAAGGTCATCTTTTTTTTATGGCATTTATTCTATCTACTCACGAAGTATCGGAAAATATTGAACATCAAATGATCTATCAAACTCCTTTGTTTCAAATGAGTTTTGATATTGATAATCGGAAACTTGAACAAGAGATCTATAATCTTAAAGAAATAGATTCTGGATGTGTAGTATCAAATAGAGGTGGATGGCATAGTGAAATTTATTCAGGTCAAGAACATTTTACTTCTTTAGTTGAATCTATTAAAAACCATGTTCCTGAATTACCATTTTCTCCCCAACTAGAATTAAAAGGTATTACAATATGGGCCAACGTTAATGGGCCAGGTTGTTGGAACGCTGCTCACACACACCCAGGATGTCATCTTTCTGGAGTATATTATGTAAAAGTTCCTGATGGAGATTGTGGAAGGATTACTTTCGATGATCCCAGAGAAGCAATGTCATATGGAGACACTTGGTTAAATGAAACCTATGTTGGACCTACCGTTGAAAGATATCCCCAAGAGGGAGTTATGTTCTTATTTCCAGCTGGTCTGAGACATCACGTTGATACTAATAGAACTAATAGTGATAGGATCTCAATATCCTTCAATCTACTGTTCTAAATAAAATTAATTGCAACTTTACTATGCGAAGAGAAATGTTAGAGGCGTTAAAAGCCCTCGCCGTTGGCAACATTAGAAAAGCCAAAATGAATGTAGAAGTTTATCTTGCTAACCCTGTTGGTATTGGTGAACATCCAGATGTCTTAGGTGCAATTCAAGATCAAATTGATCTTATTGCAAAAGAAGAAGAACGTTTAGAAGTTATTGAGAAGTACTTTGAGGACAAGTAATTCATGTTTGAAGTTAGTAATGTAGAACCCAAAATTACAAGGGTTTATGATGATTACAAGTATAATGATTATGGGTATGTTTGGAGAAAGGTTTTTGTAGTAGATGATTTTTACAAAAACCCAGATGAAGTAAGAGATCTAGCTCTATCTTCCGAACCTAAATCAGAAAAAAAATATACTGGAGCTCTTGTTGGTAAGAGAGTTGTTGAAGAATCTAAAGACCTTATTACTAATTTAAAACCCGTTTTTAATAAACTGTGTCAACATGAGCAGTGGAGAAATTTGGAATGGGATGAAAATCATTTCAATGAAAGATGGGATGACATGAAATTTATGGTAAACGTTACCTCTGATAAAGATGTAAAGTCCAATGAAGGACATGTTTTTCATAAAGATAACACTAAGTATAAATGGGCTGCTTTGGTTTATTTAAATAAAGATGGTGAAGTTGGTGGTGGAACTGATTTCTATAGATGGAAAGAGGATGAACCATCAAATGCTTTCAAAGAACATACTCCAGAACATACTTGCGAAATGAAGTATAACAGAATGGTATTATATGAAGCTAGACATACACATGGAGCCATTCTAGAAGAGGGGAAAATTAAGGATATTCCCAGACTAACACAGGTGTTTTTTATGTGACTAAATAACTTTAGGAATCATGGAATTCATTATTCTACACACATTTGAGGGTGAACAATGAGATCAAAAGCCTTTTTTATTAATGGTGGAGCTGGGCGTGTAATTTGCTCCATCCCTGCATTAGAAAAATATGCAGAAGAAAATCCAGATGACGATTTTATTATCGTTGCTGAGGGAGGAAACGACTTCTTTAGGGGACATCCTACGTTAGATGGACGTGTCTACGATAATTGGCACAAAAATCTTTTTGAAGACTATCTGAAAGATAGGGACTGTGTTACTCCAGAACCATATCGTATGTGGCACTACTACAATCAAAAGTGTAGTTTGTCTCAAGCGTATGACATTGAAATCAATGGTTTGACAGAACCCAGAGAGTTACCCAAACCAACTGTTATTCTAAACAAAACAGAAGTTATTGGTGGATATAACGTTGTCCAAGAAGTCAAGTCTGTTACTGGTAAGGATAAGGTAGTAGTTATTCAACCCTTTGGTAGATCTATTGAACAGCAAGGAGATTTTATTGCAGATCCTACTTCTAGGAGTATGTCTCTGGTAAATGCAGTAGATATTATTAACCAACTCAAAAAAGATTACGCTGTAATTGTTATGAGTGAAGTTCATTTTCCTGTAGAGGAGAATGAAGAAAAAAGTCCATATAAGATTGCAAGACCTCAAATTGAATCTATTCGTAATTGGGCTGCTGTGATCCAAGTTGCAGATCACTTCTTAGGTGTAGATAGTGTTGGCCAACATATTTGTAAGGCCATGGATAAGAAAGCAACTGTAGTGATTGGATCTACATATCCAGTCAACATTTCTTACCCAGAGGATAAAGACTTTGATATCATTGATATTGGAGCAGAGAATGGTAGAAAATATTCCCCTATCCGTTTGACTATGGATGATTGTGTTGATCGATTTAACGATCAAGCATTAGAGATGAGTAAGGAACAGGTAGATAGAGTAGTAAAATCTGTCAGAAAGGCTCTGGGTAAACCTACTAAGTTTGCTGGATCTTTCACCCAACCACAACAAACTAATAATGGATGTTGTGACAAGTCTCAACCACAACCTCCAAATCAGTTTGGACAGACTTCTGGAGTTATGCCACCAGCAAAACCACAAGCTCCAACTCCAAACTTTACTTTGGAAAAACCAAAGGTAAAAACTAAGGGATTTAAACAAGAAATTAGTAATCTTCTCAAGAGTGAGAAAGGATCATCAATTAAGATTGAGACGAAAAACTGAGGTTAAATTATGGCACAATGGATTGCAGGAATTGCTAGGGGACATAACTCTGGCGTCTGTCTTCTTAAAGATGGCGAAATGGTATTTGCCATTGAAGAAGAAAGACTATCAAGAAAGAAGTATGACGGTGGTCCATATGCGTCCATGGTCAAGATTTTAGATTATACAGATAGACTTGATTACCTAGTTGTTGCACATACACAACCACTAAAACAAACAGAAACTTGTGGAACTGTAGACTTCTCTGGTGAGGATGTCTATACGGGACTTGCTCGTAAGTTGGGACTTATTGATCAGAAAGCAGATGTTTATAATCACCCACAAGTTATTGATTACAGTTTCATCCATCACAAACTACATGCTGCATGTGCATGGTATAGATCTGGATTTGAAAGTGCAGTTGCTTTGATTGTGGATGGAGCTGGAACTTTTATTCCAATGGTCATCAATAAAGAGACTGAGATGACTTTTGAATTGGAAAGTATTTTCCAATGTACTCGTCCAGATGGAATTAGAACCGTATTCAAACATCAGGGTGGCAGAGGACCTTGGTTGTCTGCCATGATTCCAGATATGGATTCTTCTAACTATGATGAACCAGAAGGAAATACTCATGTTCTTGCTTTAGATGATAGTGCAGGTATCGTTAAAGCATATGAAGCTGTAACATCTTATTGTGGATGGGCTCCTATTGAAGCTGGAAAAACAATGGGACTATTCCCATATGGTAAAAAGAATCATAAACTAGCAGATATCTACACAGACTATGAGGGTCTTGCAGCTTGGCCTACTGCCAACAGAGATGTAATTATTCCCACTTATCCCAATGGTGCATTAGTTAATGAAAGAAGATTTCCTATGTTGGAAATGCCTGAAGGTACAGAAAGAGAAGATCTGACCAAACTAGAGAACCGTAGAGATATGGCGTATGCCATTCAAACACAGTCACAACAACAAGTTCTGAACCTCATCCTCAAAGCAGTAGAGATGACTGGAGAACATAATGTTGTTCTTTCTGGTGGATATGGATTGAATTGTGTTGCCAACTATTGGTATCTTAATGAGTTGAAGAAAAGGAAAATTAATCTTTTTGTGGAACCAGTCAGTAATGATGCTGGTACTGCTATCGGTGCTGCATATATGCAGTACTACAAAACAACACAAGACAAAGAGGTTAAACCTGCAATTAAAGATCTTTATTATGGACCTAAGTATGAGTATGATAAGGATTATATTACCGAAATATCAAATTACTATGGTGCTACAAGAATCTTTGAAGCAGATCATAATGATGCAGTAGATCTTATTACCAAGAAGAATATTGTCGCACTATTCCAAGGTAAATCTGAGGCGGGTCCTAGAGCTCTTGGTAATAGATCCATCATGTATGATCCCAGAGATCCAAAAGGAAAGGATCACGTCAATACTATTAAGAGACGAGAATACTTTAGACCTTTTGCAGGTTCAATTCTAAAGGAAGATGTGCATGAGTGGTTCGATCTTCGTGGTATGGATGAGACTCCATTTATGATGTACGCAGTTAACTGTCAGCCAGGTATTGAAGAAAAGATTCCTGCTATCATTCACGTTGATGGTACTTGTAGGATTCAAACAGTGACTGAGGATGTTAATGAAAACTACTATAACATCATCAAAACTTTCAAAGAAAAAACAGGTTGTCCTATTATTTTCAATACCTCCTTCAACCTTGGCGGAGAACCCCTTGTAGAGACCCTAGATGACGCCCTAAGGACTCTTGCGAATAGTTTGATAGAATACCTCTATCTCCCCGAATATGGTCTCATGATCGAGGTGAAGAACTGATGAAACGAGTAAAAAAAATAACTATCGTTGGTGGTGGAACGGCAGGTTGGATGGCAGCTGCTTTTTTCTCTAATCCTCATGCTGCTAAGGATTGCCATTATGAAATTACTCTTATCGATAAAACAGATCCAGAACGTATTGGAGTCGGTGAAGCTACTCTTTTAAATTTTCCAAACTTCATGGCTTGTATGGGATATCAAGTCGATGATTGGATGCCTAAAGTAGATGCGACATGGAAAGCAGGGATTCATTTTCCTGGATGGGGTAAAGAAGGCAGTGATATTTGGCATCCTTTTGCATTTTCAATTGTTAATGGTGGTCCATATGGAATGCAGGGTCAAAATAATAATCTAACAACATATGATGTTTGGACAAAGTATCAGGATGAAATAAAGTTAAATCATATCCAAGCATGTTATAGAACTGCTATGGAGAATAAAGTTGAATTTGATCATTTACCAACAGTATATGCACAACAAATTGATTGTGGGAAGTTGGTAAAATTTTTCATGGATGATTTGAAAGATAAGATCAGATATATTCAATCCGATGTTCAATCAATTTCTTGGGATGAACGTGGAGAAATTGAATATTTAACTCTCGAAGATGAATCTGAGATTGAGTCCGATCTCTATATTGACTGCACAGGATTTAAACAGTTATTGTCATATCTAGATGATAATACTTTTACTTCGGATAGATTGTATGTAGATACTGCTCTTGCTGGAAAAGTTGAGTATGAAGACAGATCAAAAGAAATGTTTCCATACACAAGGTGTGAAGCTGTAAGTGATGGGTGGATATGGACTATTCCAACTAGATCTAGAATGGGAACTGGATATGTTTTCAATAGATCTGTTAGCAATCCAGATGAAGTTAGATTGAAAATGTGTGAGTATTGGGATAATAGAATTTCTCCCAATGAACTAAGAGAGATTGATTGGACTCCATATGTCAAAGATAATCACTTTGATGGTAATGTTGTTTCTATTGGATTATCTGGCGGGTTTATTGAACCTCTGGAAAGCACAGGACTTGCTCTAATGATTAGAGGTATTGAGTACTTATCTGAAGCTTTAATTGGAAATAGGTATGAAGATGTTGATAAGGAGGTATATAATGTAAAAATGCATGGTTTATATGATGACTGTATAAACTTTGTCAACATGCACTATGCATATAGTGAAAGAGAAGGTAAGTTCTGGGATTATGTTCGGGACAAATATATTAAATCTGATATGTTTACTTACATGGAAGAGGAAGTATATAATCCTACAACGTCAACTTGGGCTGGTCAGAAATATGGATTCTTTGGTGGATTAAATTGGCAATCTTGGATTCATCAATTAAATCCACAACGTGTGCCAGAAAATACTTTAATAAATGAATTCCATGATTCCGATTTCCAGAATCATCTTAGAGACTATGATAGATATTATAGAGAATCAGTATCTCACAGTTCGACGTTGGTAGTTTGATGAAAACAGTTTGGTGTAATGGGTCTTTTGATATTTTGCATCCTGGGCATATCCAGTTGTTTAAGACTGCAAGATCATTAGGTGATAGAGTTATTGTAGCTACGGATACTGATGCTAAAATTCGTAGAGCTAAAGGTCATACTAGACCAATCAATGATTTGTGTTATAGAATGACTATGCTTGAGTCAATCAAGTATATTGATGTAGTACATTATTTTGATACTAGACAAGAACTTGAATCTTTAATTAAACTCTACAGTCCAGACATTCTTCTACTAGGAGGAGATTGGGAAGGTGGAGATGTAGTCGGTGCAGAGTTTGCTAAAGAAGTAAGATTCTTACCGAGGGTTGGAGATTATTCCAGTAGTGCTGTTATTAAAAAAATCGAACACAGATGAACGTATTATTGATTGGTGATTCATGTAGAGACGAGTATGTCTATGGAGATTGTAATCGTCTAAGTCCAGAAGGTCCTATTACTATTCTAGACGAGAAATCTAGAAAGATTAGGCCTGGGATGGCAGCTAATGTAAAATCAAATTTAGAATCGTTTGGTGTTGGGGTAAATCTACTAACTCAAAGAGAAGTTATTACTAAAACTAGATACGTAGATTCAAAAAGTAATTATCAATTACTTAGAGTAGATACTACTCCTAAGGTAACCCCCATTACATCTTCGGAAGTCAAAATGGCATTGATGTCTTTTGAGTATGATGCTGTTGTTATTTCTGATTATGATAAAGGATACTTGAGTGATGATGATCTAAGGTTATTGTGTGAGGCATTTAATAGACCAATATTTGTAGATACTAAAAAAAGGAAGTTATTCCATAAAGATAATGTATTTTGGAAAATTAATAAGAAAGAATATGATCTCTTGGATAGGGAACATATGCCCAATGGAACACATTTGATTGTTACTTTGGGGTCCGATGGTGTAGACTGGAATGGTATACGATATCTTCCCAAGAAAGTCAATGTATTTGATGTTTGTGGGGCTGGTGATACATTCCTCTCTGCATTAGTTTGGGAGTTTATGAAGAACAAAGATATGCAAAAGTCTATCGATGTTGCTAACAGAGCTGCGGCAATTTCTGTGCAACATCCTGGAACATATCATTTGACTGAAAAAGAAATTGAATCTCTGTGGTTTACTGATGACGAAGCTTAGTTACGTGGTTGATATTGATGGCACTATTTGTCGTCATCCAAAAGGAAATAGGAACAAGTATCGTGATGCTGTCCCATTAAAGGATAGAATTACAGAGATAAATAAGTTATATGATAATGGTCATACGGTTATCTACCTCACTGCTAGAGGCATGGGTAGATATAATAATGATCAATATCTAGCTAATAAAGAATTTTATCAATTCACCTACGACCAATTGAAATCGTGGGGTTGTAAATTCCATAAACTCTTTTTGGGTAAACCATCTGGGGATTTTTACATTGATGATAAAGGGATTAACTCTAATGACTTCTTCAAGAATTGGCCCATCTCGGAAACCTAAGAGTCCGAGGGCAGCAGAACCAGTAAAACGTGTTCCTAAAGGTTGGGGACATGAACTTTGGATTGCAAACTGTGAAAAGTATTGTGGCAAACTCTTGTATATTAAGAAAGGGAAACAATGTTCCTGGCACTTTCATAAGTTAAAAGACGAAGTATTTTACATACAGAGTGGCAAAGTAAAAATTTATTATGGTTGGGACGATAAAATCGAACTAGCTCATGTTGCTCTATTAGAAGTAGGAGATAAGTTCCATGTTCCCATTGGATTGAAACATAGAATGTATGCTCTAGAGGATACAGAACTGTTTGAATTTTCAACAGAACACTTTGATGAGGATAGTCATAGAGTTATTCCAGGGGATTGATGCAAATAACTGATTTAATTATTGTAGAGAAAAACATCTTATCTGAAGAATCCTGTGATGAGTTAATTCAATACTTTGAGGATAATCCCGATTTATGGGATGATGGCAAAGTAGAACATTTTGTTAATGGTCAATATCAAGGAAAGAAAGTTAACAAGGAACATAAGAACTGTACTCAGTTTATGTTTCCCATTGGGCATAAGTATGCTGATGTAATGACCAAAGCAATCCATCAAATTTATGACCGTGGGATGCAGAAGTTTTCCTGTTGGCCTAAAGAGAACTTGGCAATATTAGATTACACTATTAGAAAATATCCGAAAGGAGAAGGTGTATTTAAACTACATGTAGATCAAGCTGATGGTGGAACCATGTCAAGATTGTTTGCATGTATCATATACTTGAATGATGTGGAAGAAGGTGGAGAAACATTCTTTCCAGATTGGAATCTAGCGGTAAGACCAGAGAAAGGTAAGGTATTGCTTTTTCCCTGCAATTGGTTATTTCCACATGGATCTAATTTAAATGTATCCCATGACAAATACATTTGCACAGCTTTTATAAATTTAAACTATGATGTACCTATGGTAACTCCTGAATGACCAAGTGTGTTAATATTACTAGTGAATCTAAAATATCAGATCTGATTTATATTTTTGACGATCTTCTTGATGGAGATAAATGTGATGAAATGGTCCAATGGTATAGAGATAATCCAGATCTACATGAACAATTAGTAGGTAATGCTGGGTATGAACATCAGTTGGATTTAGAAACTCTTAGAGGACATGAAGCCACACTGTCACCAGATAACCCATTGTCAGATGTTTTAACAGAAGTTTGTCTAAAAGCATATCAAAAAATATCAGAGAACGGATGCACTGTACCACAATCGGATATTTTTATAAACGGACATGGTGTAAGAAAGTATAAGAAAGATGAGGGAGTATTTGAAACTCACGTAGATCAATATGCTGGATCAACTGTCGTTAGGTTGTTTGGTGTTATTGTATATCATAATGATGTGGAAGAAGGTGGAGAAACTATATTCCCAACACTAGGAGTAGGTGTTAAACCTAAGAAAGGGAGAGTTTTAATATTTCCTTGTAACTGGATGTTCCCACATAAGGGATGTATCCCCACATCTGGACCTAAGTATTGCTCTGCAATGTTTATTAGTTTTGTCCCTGAAGGTACTCCTCGACAGTCCTGAGTCTATAGTTTTTCAACCACTTCATATCGGCACAAGTATAGTCTTGATACTTACCTTTTAAGTGATCGGGGAACGGGACCATTTCGATGGTTCCGTTTTCTTTTTTAGCGACTAGTTCTGCAACATCGTAAAAAGATATGGGGTTGCCAGTCCCAACATCGTATATTCCACTGGGAGCATCATTATTCATCACAATGTTAACGAGGTCATTTACGCATACAAAGTCTCTATAGAACTTATCAGAACCTTCAAATAACTTCAGTTTACCAGTCTCCTTAACTTGTTTAGTAAATTTGGATACTGGACTGGCTTGATCACCTTTATGTTCTTCCCCGCTACCATACACGTTAAAATATCTGAACCCCTGAATGTGTTTGAAGTTTTCAATATGATCTAAAACATAGTAATCAATGATTAGTTTTGAGATGGCATATTGGTTTAGGGGGTTTATCAATTTGCGATTCTTTTTTTGATTCCCATACACAGAAGCAGAGGATGCGTATTTAACTGGAATTTGATACTCTATTGCTTTTGCAAAAAGATGAGCAGTGAAGTCTTGATTGTAATGGGCAATAGTCATCCAGTTCTTTTCCGTAGTAGAAGACATTGCTCCATTATGAATGATTAGATATATTTTCTCCCAATCATCAAACTTTGATAAGAACTTCCAACCATCTTTTTTATCAATACAGATGACGGGTTCTCTGAGTTCTTCTTCAATTACACGAAGGAAGTGTGAACCAATAAAACCTTCATAGCCAGTCAGTAGAATCATTGTGGAAAATGTAGTGGTAGAAAGAATACTTGTACTAATCTATAGTTGTCACCTTCAAAGAATCCTGGTTTATCATAGGCTCCATGAAGAACACTATCTGGATAGAAGATCATTCTATTATACTTCATTTCTGCTAGATGTATCAACTCCCATGGACCTACACTATCAGCAACATAATCTTCATCCCATATTCCGTCTTGAGAGGGATCGACTTGGTTCCCTTTATAATTGTAAAATGCAGTTCCACCCTGACATTCTTTACTCTTATTCAAATAAATCAATCCTGCCCAACCTCTACCATCACTACCAAATGGATAATCAATGTGTGGAAGACGAACTCTATCTTTAGATTGAGTTACATTTACAGAGAAAGGGACTTGTAGACATGCTTGATCAAAAGTATTAACTTCACCCATCTTCATTCCATAAACATTATCAGCAATGCTCTTCCATACCTCATGCATATGATCTAGGTTCATATTCATATCTACTCTAGTTCCAGGCACTCCTCCACAAATTCTAGGATTGTTTGTTGGTGGACATCTAAGAGCTAGATTTCTAACCTTATCTGGATTCTTATAGAAATTGTCGATGTATACTATGGGAAATTCTTGCCATCCCATTAACTCTACCTTTGCTCCCAATTCTTCATTGACTGCAAAGGTTTCTTCTTCATCGATAAAGTACTTTTTCATGTAACCTAAATACTTCGGAGAAACTTATGAATGCGGGAATGGCTAAACCTTCTAGCAGAGACGAGTTAAAAGAGTATGCTCTTAGAAAACTCGGAAAGCCAGTATTGGAAATTAACGTCGATGATGATCAAATCGAAGATCTCATCGATGATGCCATCCAATTCTACCACGAAAGACATGGTGAGGGAATAGATAGGGTCTTTTTAAAGCACAAATTAATACAATCTGAGAAGGATGTGTTAGCTGGTATTGCGTCTACCACTACAGGATCCAGTTCTCATGGTGGTATTGCCATGATGGAGTATGAAGAGGGTGCGAACTATCTACCACTACCTGATAGTATTATAGGTGTTAATAAAGTATTTAAGGCAGATTCGTCATCAATCTCTGACGGACTCTTCAACATTAAATATCAACTGTTCCTTAATGATTTATACTACTACGGAGCAATCGATTTACTGAACTATGGTATGGTAAAATCATACCTAGAAACTCTGGACTTCCTAATCAATCCAGATACACAAATACGATTTAATAAGAAGAATAGAAGATTATATCTAGATATTGATCTAAATGGTATTGGTGGCAATCATTACTTGGTTATTGACTGTTACAGAGAAGTAGACCCAGAGAGTGCAACATCTGTATACAATGATTCTTGGTTGAAGAGATATGTTACTGCTTTGATTAAAAGACAGTGGGGTCAAAATTTAATTAAGTTCTCGGGAGTTAAACTTCCTGGCGGATTAGAGATGAATGGAAGACAACTCTTCGATGATGCGATGAGAGAGATCGAGGTTCTGGAACAGATCTTAATGACTGAGTATGCGATGCCACCACTAGACATGATAGGATAATGCCATTAACACCATTCTTTTTACACGGATCACCAAGTGAACAAAGACTGATTCAAGACTTGGTGAATGAACATCTTAGGAATTTTGGACAGGATATCCTGTACCTTCCTAGAAGGATTGTCAATGAGAAGACGGTGATTAAAGAGATCACTGCTTCTAGGTTTGATGATAGTTTTAGGATTGAAGCTTACTTAAATAACTTTGACGGATTTGGAACACCATCAGATGTTCTGACAAAATTTGGTGTCAGAGCAACTGATGAGGTAACTTTGGTCATCTCCAAAGAAAGGTATGATGACTTCATTTCTCCCAAACTAAAGTTATGGCCAAAAGAAGACATTAAAGTTGCAACAACACCACAAGAAGGTGACTTGATTTTCTTACCACTAGATGATGCTCTGTTTGAGATTAAGTATGTAGAAAGAAAAGTTCCTTTCTATCAATTGAACGATCTATACATGTATGAACTTAGATGTGAGATCTTTGAATATGAAGATGAAAGGATTGATCTTCCCAGCAATCTTACAGATGTTAATGGTGATGAGATTAAAGATGGTATTGCTGCTGGTGGACAACAAGTCACTATCCAATTCCATAAGAATACAGTCGATGACGCTACTGCAACTATTGGATTTGCTAGTACTATTTTTGGTACTAAGTCTGTACAGTACATCCAGATGTTTGATGATGGGAATTACAAAGGAACTCCTTCTGTAAGAATCGCTAAACCAAAGAGAGGTGAGAGAGCTACTGGTATTGTTACTAGTATTGTCAATGGAACTGTAGAGAATGTTGAGATTACTTTTAAAGGCAATAACTATACTCAAATTCCCACAGTACAGTTTACTCCTCCAAACAAGCCAGCTTCTTCGCAAATTAAGTTTGGTAATAATGGACTAGAACATACTA